CGTTGCATGTGCCGCGCTGGCAAGTAAGTATCCGAGTATTTTGAAGCGAGAACGAACCCTGAAACGAATACTGCCAAGCAAGATCTTTGAGATTGAACCGAAAACCACAACGGTCGCAAATACCTTCCGCTGACAGATTATCTGTGTCAACCTGAAAAAATCTGCCTCGGTAGCGGTAAGCCATTAATCGCCACCCTCATGCGTCTCTCTCGCGAATTGGCCAAACGTTGCAAATGCTGCCGCGTTCCTGACTGCCGTAGCTTCCTCTATGGTGCCAAACGTTCCAAGATACCGTCTGCGCTGATTAACGGTGATATAGGCGCGCCACTTATTTGTTCCTTTCCGCTTACTCACTCCCTTGTGTCCGCTGGTCGAATGGGACGGAATCTTAGCATTGAAGCCATTCTCAGAATGAGTTGCCAGCCGCAGGTTCTCAATTCGATTATTCGTTTGATCGCCGTTTATGTGGTCAAGTTCATACCCATCAGGAATATCACGACCATGGTATACCCAAATCATGATGTGGACCAAAAACAGCCTTCTTTTAAATTTGATCCGAACGTAACCGTCGTCCCTAAAGTTTCCCGCCAAAGATCCAGCAGCCATACTGCCCGTCTTCCGCGCCCAATAAAGATTGCCATCGCGATAAACGAACGCATCCCGCAACTCTTTGCAGGATAGCATTAGATGGCGCTGTGAGCATGAAGCCATCAGCCAAAATACCCCATAGCGCCAGTCGGCACAAAGTAAATCGGTGTGCGCTCCTGATCTTCCGTCGCGGCATTCGCCCAAGCGTCCGCCGCGTCTTGCTTTCGCATTGCCTCTTTGTCAGGCGCATAAATACGGGACAGCCGATGCGCGAGGTCAGCCACGTAAACGTCGAACCACCGATAAGGCAGGTTGAGCGTTGTGCCGCTGGCCATGCTAACGTCTTGGATTTGCTTGCAGATGCGAAGGTTTAAGACATACGCCGCGTTCCCGTCTGGAACGGGCCACAGACTTATTTGCGGCGTTATTTGGCGATTGTACCAGTACGACGTAGGCGGAGCTTGTTGCGTTTTATTCGGTATGGCTGAATATTCGAACGTCGAATACGGCCACATGATCCGATCCGTCGAAACACCCCCAATTGTCGTCGTGAGATAAGCTGCCTGAATGGCGATCAAACTTGGATCAAGCGTATAGGTCGCCGTGCCCTGCACAAGATTTACAGGATAGAGAACGTCCGTCCACAAATTTGGCTGCAAGTTCGCCAGCTTGACCTGCACGAGATTGGCCTCGGTCGCCGCATCGTCCATATGCTGTGCTGTCAATTCGGTGCGCCGAATACCGATGCGACCGAACGCCGTCAACGTCAGGTTTGACGCTGCGGGGCCGAATGCGAATGTGCCACTAGAAGCCACCCATCACCTCAAGAATGCTTGCGTGAAGATGGCTGAAATCGACCCCGTGCCCGTCTCGCTATTGAGAACGACGCGGGCATACTTCGGCTGATAAGCGTAGTTCCCTTGAACCGTTGTGGAGAAATTGACAAGGTTGCTATCGGGGTGATTGGCCCAGGCCATCAAGGCGGGGGCGATAGGATTGGATGTGCTGTTCGGGTCTTGAAGTGTTTGTTGAACCGAGCCATTTGCAGTGCCGCTAACCGTGCATTGAATAGACACCGGCCCAAACGAAGCCAATTCGTCAAACACAGCCCACGGTGAGGAGGCAACGCCATTGGTGCCTACTGTGACCGTCGTGGCGACAGCAGCGGATGATTTAATGCTGGTGATGGATCGATAGCTGAGAACAGAGGTCGCAGCGGCACCGTTAGCACCCGTCGGCGTCTCCCCGATGGCATTACCAGCCCAATCTGTCCCAGTAATAGCAAACGTTATGCCGGTGTCGTTACCGCCCGATGTGATGATAACCTGCCGTGCCGTGTCGAATGTGGCGGGACCATAGGTGCCAACGGTGACGGTACCAGCCGAAGCGCCGGAGATGGTGATGCTTAGAATCTGGCTGTAGACATTCGACGACGAAACCGTCGAAGCGTTGGCACCCGTGACAACTTCGCTTTGCCCGATGCCGGGACCAAATGTTGTTGCCGATTGCAGTGTGCCGACGATGGTTAAGGTCACACCGCTATCGTTACCCGCCGATGTGAAATAAATCCGGCTCGGCACGTCGAGATAGGCAATCGTTGCGCCTGCCGCTGCCGACCCGTTGAAGCCGATAGGTTGCCGCGTCGAAGCAAGGCTTCCGTTGAGCGTAAGAAGTCCCGCACCAGCCGGAGACTGCGACAAACAGATGTTGTTAGCCGTGAACGTCCCGGCTGCGCCGTTCAGCACCAGATATTGCGAGGCGACGGCCGTTTGCGACAAGGCGGCTTTGGTTGCCGAAGCTGCCGCCAGCGGCCCCACTTGAACAGTGATAGGTCGTGACATTGCTCACCTCTTGTAGTTGTGAAGGCGAACAACGGTTACTTATGCCGCCAGTGCTTCATATTTTTCGCAAGCGCTGCCTCTTTGCGCTCCAAAGAACTCTTGGCATGCTCGGCCTTTTCCAGTTTCTTCTCTGGAATTTTCTCGCCCTTTGGCACATGAAGCTTTTCGTGAAGCGCATTCCGGTGGATGCCCTTTAGAAAACCGCCGCTGGCTTTGTGCTCACGATGCTTTTCATGGTGTTCTTTGACGTGTCCGCCCCTTGCATACTCCGCAATGTCGTCCTCATCGGCATGATCGGCTTCGCGCTCGTCTTTGGTTTTCTTGGCTTCCACAAGACGTCCGCCATGCTTGCGGCCGGGGCGGTCCATGCGCGGCTTCGCACGTTCGCCTTCCACGTCCATTCTGACGATGCCTTCGGACTTGGTTTTCTTGGCTTCGTCCATCACGGCCTTGTCCTGGCCATAGCGAGGGGCCTTAATTCCCCCGCCAAGATTGCGCACTGGGCCGCCTGTCATCCAACCCATTTTTCCCTTGCCGCCACAGCTTTTCATGATTGAGGGTATCCTTTTTAATGAGAGCTAAGATTAACCGTTCGTGGTCGCAAGGTTCTGCGCCACGCCAACAAGGCCAGTGATATAGCTCTGCGTCGCCGAGACGGCGCCGAGATTAGCAACGGACGAAACGATAAACATTTGCAAGCGGATCGTGCCATCGGACGGCGTTTGCAAGGCATACGTTCCGCGAATATCACCTGTCGTCGTCGTGGCGGGGCTGGTCGTGACAGCGGCGGTAAAGCCAGTGGAAGCAGTAATGAGAGTATTGTTAACGAAGATAAGCGTGTAGGCAAATCGATCTGCACGGATCGGCAAACCGATGACATCGCTTGTGCCAACCTTGACCGTTGTTGCGACTGAACCTGTATGCGTCACGGCGGAGATGTATTTGAACGCCTTCTTGCCGGCTGCGATACCGGCATTGGCCCCCGTAATGGCTTCACTCATGGGAAAGCCATAGAGATCATAGCCAGTGACGGTAAATGTGATGCCGCTATCGTTGCCGCCCGACGTGATGCGAGCGGCGCGGGAAATCGCCTTCGTTGGATCCCAGATATTGACGTTGCCCGACTGACTGAATGCGACAGCGCCCATGGCCGTATCGATTGCCAGCAAGCCCGTCACGGTTGCGCGTGTATCGCCGCGCATGACGGAGGCGCCGACCGTGATGCCTGCACCAGAAGCCGATACCAGCGTGATGGCGCCCGCGCCCGGGGACTGCGATGCTGCAATGTTGTTATCTGCAATGGCCGATGGCACCTGATCGATGCACTGCATCCCGGAGCCGCCAGCCGCCCAGCCATAGCACACCGATTCACCTGCCGCGCCGCCATAGGTAAAAGCCGCGCGCGGATCGAGCGCGCCAGACGTTCCGTGCAGAAACAAACTCGGAGCGGAATCTGGATTTTGATTGGCAACACCCGCCCCAAACACACCAAGAGGATTTGCGCCTGCCTGAATATACGGGCCGCGATTTGCAGTGATGGTCATGGCGCGTCACGCGCTCCTTTAGTGAAGTGAGTTTGGGACGCATCCCTTGGAAGGTTCCAGCTTGTAAGGAAAACTTACAAGCTGGATTTGTGTTTTTACATCAAGACGTTGGGAATGAACCATACGCACACCGCCAGTCAGTGTACGTTGGCTGCCCACGCTCGTAAGCCTTAACAAGCAAGTTGTCTGTGTTGTTGTCCACCCACATATCCGTTTCATACGGATCACGACTGAAGAACTTGAGACCTTCGTTCTGCGTCTGAACAAACCAAGTAAAGTTGCTGGTGAGATAGTCCACCGTCATGTAGTCGGTGACGGCGCCTTCGACGAGACGAATGGCGTTGACGTCGTTATCAGCGGTGCCGGGACGCAGCGGTGTTTCCGTGATGCGTTTGGCAACGTCCATGAGCGAGATCGGAACAATGAGACCGTCCGTCTTGGGACGACCCATGATCTTCAGATTGCGCTCATCCACCCAATTGGTGCGGATGTTTTTGATGGCCTGCATCAACGAAGCTTCGTTGAGGTCAAGGTCCGTGGTGAAGCGGTTGGCAGCCGTGGCGCCGTCAACCGGATGCGCCGTCGAAAACAGAGCCTGGCCATCACCAACGATAGAAGCGTCGTAGGTAGTCCCGTTGTTGAGCACGTTCCAAGCCTGGACTTCCCAGAACTCCTTGAACGCTTTGGCGAGGCCAAGCGCGGTCGGCTTGAACTCCGTCTTGTAGAGATCATCACGAATGGCCTTGCGGGTGATCGCATAGGCGAGGCCCACCTCGTAGGTCTCAGCGTTGTAGACCCAGCGCTGGCCAGCGGCGTTATCAAAGCCGGTGGCGCCACCTTCCTGTTTCATTTGCGCGTAGCCCATGTAGGCGACGTGCGCGGTGCGTTCGATCTGCATCGTCGATACGGTGTTCTTGAA